TTCTTTGCTCTTTGTTGCTTCGTCCTCCGGCCCTTCATCGGAAGCAGAGTTCTTACGAGACGGCTTTTTGGACTTAGAGTATTCGGGTACAGGGCCAATATATTGGGATTTGTTCATAAATTAAACCTCGTCGGCTACTTCGAGAACTGTTGGGGCTAGCGTAAAGCTAAACATATAATTTGCCGTATTCACGTTGTCCTGACCGGCAACTATGTTCCTTGTGACCGTCATTTTCAATGGACGATCTGCGGTAGCAGTGGCGTTGTAGGCCCGATAAAACTGCTCTACAAAAGCCAGCATGATTTTCCGGATGTCTCCGGTGCTTGCATTTGCTTCGGTGTTGGTAAGCTCTGCAACTGTTACGTTGCTAGATGCGCTACCTGTTGTGAATGTTACGGTATTTGATCCGGAGTTGGCTGAATAGCCGGCTCCAAGCCAAGTTGTAGGTGTTTTTGTGTATGCCATATTGTCTCCTTTATTAAGCTACCATTGTTCCTTCGTTTGGATTTTTCTTTTTCTTTCTAGCTACGTCGTTTGCGTCAGCAGATCCACCGGATGCGGGAGGCCCATTGTATTCCGGCATCGATGAGCCTTCGGTTTTTGCTGGTGTGGCGGGTTGAGCCGGCTGAGTAGATGCAACCTGACCTCCGGACTTGAAAGGCACTTCTAGCGGTTTTGCGCCAGCCATTTGCTTTGCCTCAAGTTGCTTATCCTCCATGACGCCACGTTCATTTTGCGATGCTTCAGCAGACTTTCTCCCTGCAAGAGTAGATTGCCACTGTTTGTCAGAATCCAGCTTGGACGAGTCGTAGTTATTCCGAGCTAGCGCAGAAATCCTGTCCTTATCATCCAGAGCAGTATAATCCGCCCTTTTGGTTGGAGATCTTCCGTTAGTTGTATTGTAATCATCGATATTTCCGGCCATGTAAATCTGCTGAATATCCTTAGTTGATTGCTTTCTAGCACTTTTTTCGTCCATGCCACCAGCAACTAGCTCTTTGTATCTATTGGATTTTAACCCAGCAATTTTATCCTCAGTTCCTTGCGTTGTTGTTGCCATGGATCCTATTGAACCATCTTCATTCTTAATCGACGTTTTAATCATTCCGTCTTTATTTTCTCTCCCAGTAACAATTTGAGGGGCTTCACCCATCCTTTTATCAATATCCGCAAAGGCAGTGCGATCAGCTACATATCCCCTTTCTGTGCGCTCACGCTCCCTGTCAAAAGTACGTGTCCTTCCGCTTGCCAAAAGCCTTGCGTCCTCGTCCCGCCTTGCGCTTGCCTGAATCCCTTTATCATACTCCATTTTAATCTTTTCACGTTCATCTTGAAGCAAGTTTCTAGCTTGTGCATCGCCCATTTTTCGTTCTGCACTGTTATCAGTATTGTAGCGACTATTCATCGCAATTGCGTCCTGAGCAGTCTGAATGTCGTTAAGCCTTTCACCCATCGGGCCTTTATTAAATTGAGTATTGTAATCGCTTACCGCAGAAGTGCGTCCCTTTTTGAAAGCATTATATGACTCAGAATCAGTGTAACCAAAACCTTCTTTATCTTTGTTCTGCTTGGCTTTATTAAGTTCAGGAGATGATCCTGCCGGCTGGGGCGATCCTGCGGGTTGAGATCCGCTAACCTTACCCTCTGCGTTAGCCACCCCTGCAACCTGAACCTCTCCATTATTAGACGAAGGCTCAGGTACGGGTTTTGCATTGTTGCCAGTTGTCGGATATTTCTTACCGTAATTTTCAATAATGTCCTTGTTGTATTGCGGATTAACAACCCTCTTTCCGTCCGAATTGGTAATCATTACGTCACCACTGCGCCCAACATTATCGTCGTATTGTTTCCACTGCTCTTGCGGTGATGGAGTCTTGCTTCGGCGTCCATACAAGTCGTAGTTTTGACTTAGTTCCGCCTTAAATGCCTCTTTTTCTGCATCAGTAGCGGTTGCTCCTTTTTCTGCATCGAATCGATATTGTGCTTTTACCTTATCAGGAAGATCTTTGTACCACTGCAAGGACTTGGAGGCTATGTCACTCTCCTCAGAGTCGGTCAGTTTCCTTCTGCGCTCGCTTGTACTGTTTTGACGCTGGGCAATCTTATTGGCTCGTATCTTTTCGTAATATGCCCCATAACCGGTATCCGAAATAGGAGCAGAGAAGTTGGTATTTTCAGCCATATATTTATTTCAGAGTAAGTAAGTATTTAAGTTGGTTTAGATCTCCAAGCATCTCGTCACGGATGTTCAGGAGATCTGTGTCTTTTGCATCCACACTTGCGGGAATAGCCTCAACCATGAATCGAATTACCCTATCTACGTATTCGCTAGGATTATCTACAATGTTCCCAAGTGAAATATCGAATGTTTTTCCGGCTATAATTCGGCCATACTTACCCATATAAACTTCAATAAACTCGTCAATGTGTTCTGATAAACTTTCGTAGATCTCGCCAAATGCTTTGTGCTGGCTAAAGGATGTTGTTTGCCAGTGAAAGATTTTGAACTGATTCTGTGCGCTGAGAAAGTTTGTAAGGATGTAGCTACCCTTTGATATTTTTGGTGCGCTTTCCTTTGAGGATGATGCGCTGTTTTTTACTGCAACCGCATTCCCAATTTGTTTGCCGTAAAAGGCTCCAAACCCAGCATCAGTAACCGGCCCAGTATAATTACGGTTTTCAGCCATATAATGTTGTTAGAAGGACAACAAGCCATGTCAAGCATCACTCAGGAGTAACGTCGTAATGAGATACGTTACTTCGATAGAATGTGATCACGTATATTTTCAGTAAGCCTCCTGAGGACGCCTGAATACTTCCGTTCTTAACGGTTGTTGCGATTGTCATTTTTGTTGGTTTATTTGAACCAAGTTGCGCTATTCTTTGCTCAATAAATACCATTAGCGCATAAGCCAACTTCCTTACGTCACCAGTAGCCTGATTTGCTTCACTATTTGTAAGCTCCCCTAACTTAATTGAATGCGTGGAATTGGACGTGCTAAGTGTAATCGTCTTATTTGCTGATGAATACGAATACCCTGTGCCGAAGAATGATGATGGTGATGTATCGTATGGCATATTATGGTTCTGGATCTATTGCCAATGCACCAGCTTCAGGAAGTAGGTCAAATTGAAATGTGAATCTTTCCATGACCCCTACTCCGCTTGTTTGAAGAGTTGTAGTAAAATCTGTTTTTACGCATGTAGTGTCTATTGCTTCGATCATTTCGCATAAAGCGTGGCATACTTCACGAAAGTCTCCGGTTGTTGAATCTGCCTCGGTTCCGGTAAGGTTTGGAAGAGATATGGCTGGGGTTGCCGAAAGTGCCGATGTTGCAGTTGCATTTGCTCCACCAGAAGAAACGCTCCCCGTGATCGCTACTGATGGGCTTGTCGTGTATCCCGTTCCGCCAAGTGTAACACTTACACTTTTAACATTGTATTTGAAGCTCTTGGTTACACTAGAATCATTTATGCCACCACCGGAGACTGTTATTGTTGGTTGTGCGCTATAAGTTCCATTATTTTTGTTAATCGTGGCCGATTTAAGTATTAAGGTTTGTGTGAAGTTGTTTGATATTACAACGTCATCCAGATTCGTATTGGCATAAAGTCCGGAGGGAGCTACGGCAAGTAGTTCTGCATATCCATCCCCAGCTTGAGTAACCGTTACTCTTGAGGATGCTGTTGATTGAGCCATTCTGACTGCTTTGATGGCAAAGGAGGCTGAACTCAGATTAGTTGTTGATGTACTAAGGCTTAAACTTGAATTATTTAGCAGGGTCGAACAGGCAGAATTAGTATAAAGATTAGTTGCGGAAATACTTGGGCTTGTGCTGTATCTTCCTGCATTAGTTAGGGTTATTGGGGTTGAGTTTTCGACGGAAGCAGTACGAACCTTAAGTTCGAATGTTTCATAATTACCCCCATACAATCTTCTCATCCAAAACGAGTTTCCAGCATTCGCATACGCAAGTAATGTGCCTGTCCAGCTACATGTTGATGACCCGCTACTTATTGTGGCAACAGGGGAAGCTGTTTGATACTGAGTAAGGTTCTGATCGTATATATCTCCGTCCCAGCTACCAAGCCAGCTTGCGCCGGAATATCCGCCGGTTCCTGCAACAAATGTTTGCGTAGGATTGTTTGGATCATAAAAGGTTATTGGCTTTATTGAACTTATTGTTACTTCGAAAGTCGCAGTTCCATTAGCAAAGGTGGTTGTGGTGGGAACTGAAATGGACGGAGCTACCCCGTTTTGTGCATTTTGTACGTTTATGTAAAGCTGGGGTTGTGTAAAAGAGGTAATCGTTATAGATGGTACAGTTGTTTTGAGTTTAAGTGTTTTACCAAGGAGTGTTGCCCTTGATTCAGGAGTAGTCCAGCTACCTACATTTACAGTCGCCCCATCGATATTTCCGTCACCATTTGCGGATATTGTTGCTGTCCCAAGAACTACGCTTGTATTACTTGCATCAACAATCTGAACTGGCGTATCTGTATCCATCGGATAAATCCCCCCGCCGGTTGCTGGCGTTGGGGTTACTAAGCTGGCGACATGAAGCGAGGATGTTGAATCAAATGATATTACCGCATCTGTGCTTGTGCCATTTTCTCCCGAAACTGATATTGTTGGAGGAGTATTTATATTGTAATAGTGATCGCCGGTAGCAGATAAAGATTGTAACCCATACAAAGGTGAAGCACTGCTATTGCCACTCATACTTATTTGTACTGCGTTTGGTTGTGATGTTGAAATCAGTGACGTTGCACCAGTCGAACCAAAATCTAAGCTCTTTAACTCAAGCAAGCATTCCCCTACTGCTCCACTACCGGATCCGCCTGAAAATGCAACTGAAGCAGTTGGAGTTGTATAGGATCCACCATTAGTAACCGTTACGCTTGCAACTTTCTTTCCGGTGTATCCCGCAATCGTGAAAGATATTGTATCACCCGTTGCAGTGTAACCGTCAATATACTGGGCTGGGGGAAAATCGGCCATTTTGTCTATGAATTAGGTTTGTGCGTTAGTGCGTCAAGCATAGCTTCTGCGGTTTGCCTGTATGGATTTCTCTGCGTTGAGCAGATCCCTTGGTAGTCCTCTCGTTGATGACGGTGCAAGATAGGGAGTTGCGCCATCGATTGTCGCTATTGCGATTGATAAAGCCAAAACATCGTCGTCGTGATTCCCACTCATCGCCTCGGCCTTGCCGGAGTCCGTAATTACGAATGTCTTAAGTTCGGAAAGGATGTTTGGGCAATAGATATTGATTCCGCCACCATCCATATCCCCGTCTCTGATTGCCGTGGCTAGTGTTTCTATTGCTAGCGTCCTTGTCTTTTCGGTTGTTTGCCATCCAAGTGCCTTCGCCTTCTTGGATTCACGTAAATTGAAGATTTCACGTTGGTAAATCGGCGTTTGAGCATCCTTAAGTAGTTCGATTAGGGCCAATCCGGAGTTATTTACCTCTGGAACGACCATGCAACCACCAAAGAACCTTGAAAGCCTGTCCACAAATAGGGCCAGAACGTCAATATCCACCCTGCAAGGTGGTTTTAACCTCCCAACTACGGAAGGCGGGATCCATTTGCCTGATACGAAAGCTCCGGATGCCAAAACTATCACTGAATGACAGTCCGGCTCCCTTGTGGATCCTGCTACCTGACTCGCCCCTGTCATGGTATCGACACCAATCAAATACCGGCGACCGTACTCAGGCTTTTCCCATAGCCATAGCCACGCTTCGGCGGATCCGGTAGGCCGGAACACAACCGAATTACCGGAAGGATCCAGAACACCCTCTGTTCTCTGCTTCTTTCTGGTAAGAACCTCGATCCTTTCAACCCCTGACCGGTCAAACCTTGGCCGGCCAGACGTTAAGAAGCATGAAACGTCGTCGGTGGGGTATTCCTGATTAAAAAGCTCGGCATCTCCACCGCATTTCTCACCCACGATCCGGCGACGCCATGCAAGATTCGGTATCGTCGCACCCAAACCCATCAGATTCCTCTCAGAATCCGTGAGGGATTCCTTAATTTCCTCTTCTTTCTGAGCCGGTAACGTCTCGACCGAATCCGCAAATGAATACCAAGGCCAAAACACACGGATAAAACCGTTCCCCTTCTTTCCTTTTTTGAAATCTTCAAACCATACTGCCTTTTGCCATCTCTCATAGAATGCGCCGGATGCCCCGTTTGGGGTGGATTCGACAATAACCAAGGTTTTAGGCTCATCGGGTACGCAATTCAG